TTTAACTTCAACATGACGAATCCACAGCAGTGTTGCCACCTCTTGCATCATCTCTAATGGAGTCTTAGACATCCTTGACTTATGACCTTTAATTAACTCTAAGGTCGGAGCACCGAACTCATCAGTCTCGAACTGATCCCAGTGGTAGTACTCGTAACTAGTAAGCTCACCAGCTAGTTGCTGTTTCTTACGTGCAGCCTTAGCCTTAGCTCTGATTGCAGAAATTTGCTTAGTGTCAGCTGACCGCCATGAGTAGTCTAACTCTAAGCGGCGAATCTCATCTTGAGTATCCTGCTCAGCCATGAAGATTCCAATCCCTTCTTCATACTTGCCAAGTACTGTACGATACATTTCCTTTTCTGTCAACAACTCATTCATAGTTTCGAACAAATTAACTGGCCCAAAGCCTGCAAGCCCCGGTATGTTATCGATGTCATCTCCTTGGAGCATCTGCAAGTATAAGCCCTTAAGTCCAGTGAACTTAATCTTACGATCCTTAACAGCTCGATCACCATTCTTCAACTTCTTAGTCTCATGGTACTTAGTAATTAGACGACACTCACCTAGTTCTGAGATCCATCGTAGTTCTGAGGTCTTAGGATCATAGTGTTGTCCAGCAGTTTGGAATGTATCCTTATCCACTGACACCATAACGTGAGGACACTCCATAGATCCCTCCACAAGAGGATTAACTTCTCCCTTGCGTATCTTGTTAGGTAGGTCTTCAATCCACTCCTTATGGGCCTGATAATGCCCTGTAACTACAGGATCTTCCGCTTCCATACCTTCAGCAATAACGGCACCATGATGAGCTATCATGTGATCACGGATGGCTGGATAGTAATGAGGCTTCTCAACTCCTGAACGGTTAGCCTTGTACTTATTAAGTGTGGCTATCTCATTACGGAAATTATTAGACCCTACAGTGATAAACAATTTCTGGTCACTTGCCCCAAGCTCATCAACAATACGCTGGATGGTCTTATTAACAGAGTTAAGTACATTCTCTATTGGCTCAAGTTTAAACTCCTTTGTGATTACTACGCCCTTCCAACGAGGATCATTAGCCATCTTATCATCCAGTTCAGCCTTGTCCTTGACTTTAAAGTTCTCATATAGCTCTTTCTTTGTTTCAGCTTCAAACTTAAAGCGGCCATTGATGTGGACAGTCTCTACTAAGGTCTGACATACGGAACCTACAGCGTATGGTATCCAATCCGCATCATGCCAGATAATGGGGCCATCCTCATAGTACTTAATACTATGGGATGCTTCCTTTTTAATCTTCTTAGTAATTGCCATTAAATGTCTCCCTCTTCCTTCATGACCCCGAACATCTCGTCACACCTATTTTTACCTACACGCTTTATGAATTTAGGCATTTCAAGGCGAGACTCGATCCGATCCATCTGATCAGAGCTACTTCCTAAATTAACAAGTCTTAGGAACTCATCATACTCATCAAGAGTCCAATTAGTTTCTCCGAATGTTATTGTTTCATTAATCATTGCTTAACTCCTCAGTTAGGTTATACCAAGAAAGGCCCGCTACCTTTCGATAGCGAGCCCTTATTTACTTGTAACCTACAGCTTATAGCCTAGAAAGGCTCATCATCATCACCTTCGTCAGCATCTTCAGCTGGTGCAGCCTTAGCCTTTGCAGCTTTAGCCTTCTTAGCCTTGGCAGCCTTTGCAGCTTTCAATTCAGCTAGTAGTGCAGCATCATCGTCTTCCTCTTCAACTTCCTCAGCTACTTCCTCAACTGCCTTCTTAGGAGCAGCTTTCTTAGCAGCAGGCTTACGAGTAGAAGGCTTCTTCTTACTCTGATCAACCTTGTTATCAAAAGTACCGTACTCTTCTAGGAAACCTTCAATAGTTTCTTCTAGAGCAGAACCAGAACCTTCAATGTGCTTATCGAATTCGACTGAAGCAATCAAGGCTGAGGTAATAACCATACCAGAACTCGGTGCAAACTCAGCATCGAAGTCTTCACAGAAACCATCACCCGGTGTAGTCTCATCAGCCATCAAGTCAAAGATGAACTTAGGAAGAGTTTCATCTTCAACCAAACCCTTCTTACGTTGTAGATCCATACGGCTACTCTTCCAGATCTTAAGATCCTTACCACCGATGTTCTCTTCAACCTGAGTCATAACAAAGAACTTACCAATAGCAGCAACAACATCTACGCTACCATCTTCGTCACGAATCTTCTTACCACAAGCATCAAGCATACCACCAACGAAAGCTTTAGAGCCAGTGTTCAATGGCTTACGGAAAGTTTGAACTAGAGGCTCAGTACCATCACCGTATGGACTAAATAATGGAACGTAATTTACAACTTCTTCACCATCTTCATCTTCAATCTCTTCATTGTAGCCACGGATGTGAACTACCATTGCAATCAGCTCTTCAGTCTTAGTGGAATCCTTATCTTCACCTTGAAAGTCTTTAACAGTTTGAGTACCAAGCTCAGCAACACCAAGCAATTGTACGTCATAAGCCATTCCAAGGATAGGCTCGAATTTAGAACCAGCTTTTTCTTTCTTGATCTTTTTAGTTAGTGCCATGTTATTTATATCTCCGTGTTGTTTTAATTAAGTGTGTGTATTCTATTCTACTTCTTTTACATTGTCAAGCGTTATTTGTGATAAGAACGCTTGTAGTAATTATTGTGGATAATAGCTTTAGCTTGCTCACTGTCATACTCAGTGATTGCAGATCCAACTACTACCTTAGTTCCATCTGGAAGGTACTTGCTGTTATGGTAGTGTACCTTAACTAGCCGACCATGTACAGGATGCTTTGTAGCTTCTTCAATGTACTCACCAGTTCCAGTGTTAACCCGCTTGGGTAGATCCTGTCCCCAGTTAAAGTACTTAGCAAAGAATTCTTTAATCTTATTAGTTAATGTCATATCTCCTCCGTTACTACTTCGTTATTCGATGAGAGTATATTACTCCTCTTTGTCCTCACTGTCAAGCTCTTCTTCAATTTCTTTTTCAATCTCTGCAAGCTTCTGGATACGATCAGTAGTCTCATCAATCAGGGCAAGTAACTGACCTTCTTGCATAGCACCAATACGTGGCTTACCAATAATCTTACCATTCAGTAGGAAGACAGTATTAGGCACAGCTCGTACCGCATATTGTGGGGCAGTCTCTACAGCATTTGATACTTCCATTTCTACAACCTTAATGCCATCATCAAGGTTCACATCATTAATCATTTGCTTGATTAACTTGCATGGCCCACAGTGATCAGCTGTAAAGACTACCATCACTGGTAGCTCACAGTCAAGTACTTCTTCTTGGAATGTTGCGTCTGTTATCTGAATCATTTGTAATCTCCATTAGCTGCCTCGAACATATAATTAAGCATCATCTCAGTATTGAGAGTAGTTACTAAGTGTTCCAGTCCTTTCTCAAGTCCTAGGCACTGTATAGGAACGTGTAACCATAAGCTTTGAGTATACTGGCCGTCAGTGCAGTGGATCTTCTTATCTTTCACATAGTACATAAGATGTTCTAGGTTATCTAAGTTACTGTGCATGTTAATCTCCTTTCGTTTAAGTTGGATCTATTAGACCATGTATTGTGCTAGGTGTCAACCCCTAATTTAAGGGGATTATAGTCTCTATCATTTCGCAGCTTAGAGAATCATACGAAATGATTAACTTGTCTGTTGAGGTGATGATATCCATTGCCTGTGCATTAACATAAGATACATCACACTTCATGATTATAGAACCAAAGTATTTAGCTTCGTCTAAGTCAGTTGCTTCTAGGATGTAATCATCATCACGAAATATTTCATTACTGTATACATTAAATAGTGGCATTATTTAACTCCTTATCAATTTGTTTAATTAGGTCAACTGCATAGTCGACTACTCCGGCCTCTGTTCTTCCTCCGGCTCCTGATATAATAGCCTTAACCATTTCTTCTAAACGGTGTGGGTACGTTGCATCATACTCAGCCTTACGTTCTAACTCCAACTTCTGAGTGGTGGTTAATTCTTCTGGTAGCTTAATTACATTCGCTGGAAGTGAAGTTACCTGAGTCCATTTGTGATACTGTCGTGAGCAAGCACCGCAATCATAATAATAATAGACGGTATCAGCTGCATCCCGCCGCCCCAACAGCTTGTAGAACCCAAACTTACCATCTCCATGTACGAAATACTTAGCACCATCTGGTACATCGTGACCTTTAAACTCTGTTACTATAGCCATTATTTGTCCTCCTCCGGTGCTTTGAATCCTGCATCGAACATTTCACCAAGCAGTATCTCTACTTGTAGATCAATTAAAATAGCATCGCCGTTCTTAAGACAGTAAGCCGCTTCAATAAAAGCTTCTCTCGCCTTCTCTTCTTCGGTCTGTGGTGGTTTAAATTCTTCACACCATACTGGATTATTAAGGGACTCTTGGTTCCCACCTTTAAACAGTGCTATTGCTCTTTGGCTATTATCTTCATCAATATAGACTACCTTGCATTCCATGAAGTCAGCAAAGACACCATACCTGCCTAGACATATCGTACCAATCTCAAGCTTAAATCCTTCCTCGGCATCTGGTAGACATATTAGGTTATCTGGTAAACTAGCGGTAAGTACATATAAATTTGAAGCAGTATCACAGCAGTACCATATACCATTATGAAGTTTATAAAATGCGCTACTATACTCAGAACTTTCCGCTCCAAAGTGGGTAGCATCCTGTGGAACTTCAAATCCTTCAAACTCTGTTACTTTAGTCATTATCTATTCCTCATTTAGTTTATTAATGTAGTCTTGCTTATTTTCACCAGTTTCTTGAAAATAACTATTCACCCAATGATTTGCTTCCTCTGGATCGTTCAAGGCAGCATGATAAGCAGCGTGATAAGCATAATGATCATCATAATAAGCAGAATAAAAAACAGCAATCTCAGCAGCAAGATCAGCCTCTTCTTTATTCTTATTCCTTTCCTCTTGACTTACGCTTTCAGGATCTTCTATCCACTTAATTACTTTGTATACATACTTGTTCATTTCTCTTCTCCCATTTTTGTATTTTAAGATATAGATCCTTATCTTCTTTAGGGTATCCACAATGACCATTATGGCATGTGTAATCTGTTAGGCTATGAAACCATACTGAAGAAACAATAATCGCAATAGAAATAATAAGATAAACGGCCCATTGCTTTAAAGTTGGAGGGTTCATAGATAGCGGCCTTATTATGCAGTCAATTATAAGTATTACTGAGCCTATAGCCGCAATAAATGAAGATATGACCGTAATTATCATGACTTAACCCTCGATATAAACATATCGTCTTTTTTAAGGTCGGATTCAGGGTTGTCAAGTTTCTTTAGTGATAAGTAAATTGCATTATTCATCTCTCTTCACCTATTGCATTTAAGTAGTCTTGTTTGCTTTCGCCTGTTTCTTTAAAGTATTTATTTACCCAGTATTTAGCGCTTTCTGGTTTATCTTTAGCAGCATCGGAAGCAGCATAGACAGCAAGATAGACAGCGGTATAATTATCAACAGCATTAGCAAAAACAGCATTAGCGGCCTTTTCTAGTTCACTCTTGCTTACTGATTCAGGGTTATTTAGTTTCTTTAGAGTTAGGTAAATTGCACTGTTCATTTGAATCTCCGTTGCTATGTCTGTGTAAGTGGAGCTATTAGACCACGTTCCTTGTGGTCTGTCAACAGTTTATTTACTAGTGGCAGCTGAGCCAACCTGTACCTACCTTCCAATCCCCGTCCATTGGGCACTCTAAGTTATAGAACTCACCAGCTTTGATAAATGCCTCACGACACATCTCACCTACAAGCTCCGCATACTTAGGATTGCAGTGTACCTGTACCTCATCATGGTACGTAATCACAAGCTCACCAAAGAAGTCAGGTATCTCCTTACGAAACTTCTCCATATTAATGGCTACCATTTCAAAACCCTTCTTAGCTACAATAGCACCACCTGATTGACAGGCCATGTTAAGCGCGGCATGTGAGCCCCGGATAGGCAGCATACGTCCATCAATAGCAGTCAAGTACCCTTTCTCTGCTTCTTCAGTTAAACGCTCAATACAGTCACCTAGAGGCTTCAGACCACTCATGATTAGATCACGAATACGTCCACCAATAACCGTGTTCTGTGCTTCGATGAATGTGATAGATGGCTTGTCAGGACGCCAGTGTGATAGTCTCCAACCACCTTGTAAACGCATCCAACCCTCTATCTCTAAATCATCTTCCAGTACATCATCACGATTCAATGTTGCCACAGAACCGAGCTTACAGTCCCCCGCTCCAAAGATCATAGCATACTCTACCGTCTTCGTATCACCACGTGTAGCAATGTAGTGATCAATCAGCTTCCATAGTACTGTGTGGAAGTCACCATCAACGATCTCGTAAGTAGTCTCAGCACAACCCATCAAGTGAGCTAAGATACGTAACTCTAGTCCAGCGAAGTCACAACCGATCTGACACATACGTCCTTCAACGTAGTTCTTCACATGGTACGACACCTTCTTGTTACCCTTCTTATCTAACTCATCACTTTCAACTTCCCATGCTTCCTGTTTAACCATAAGGTCAGCCTCAAGTTCCATGTACTCATCTCTAAGCTCAGCAGTACCAAAGTCCATCTCATAACTCCACGGTTCAACTCTATCATCGAGAGGGGCTACAAAGCATCGGCGCATCTCTTTACCTTTCACTGCATCAACACTAGCTACGTTCACAACACCAGCATGGCGGCTACGAGCAGTAGGTGTACCTTGTGGCGTATTACGGCAAGTAATCTTACCATCATCACGTAACAAGTTTACCCAACCCTTGGTGTCATCTTTGAAGTTCTTAATAGTAGTACGGCGAGCAGCAGTAACAAACCGCTTCTGTACCTTACCACCAATGTCAGACTTCATATTAACAAACGATGTCTCTGTTAGCTTAGGGTTGCCCTTCTCTGTGAATTCATCAGGAATCCAATCGTAGTGCTTCAGTAGTAAGTCCTTCACCTGTTGGTTAGAGGTTAATTCATATTGTTGAAACCCTACCTTAGAGTATGGGCCAACAATAGTATCACTCAGGGGCTCACGTATGCTTGTGTAAGGCCCAACCACTTCTTCCTTAAGTAACCACTTAGGTACAGACGTACGTAGCTCTCCTGCCTCTTTAGAAGCCTTAGCGTCCTTACCATCTTTCAAGTTATCCAAGCTACCGTTTAGAAGTAACCAATCAATGAATGCTTCAGGATGTAGTAAGAACTCACCATCTTTAGCAATTAACTTATCAACACCTTTTAACCAACCCTTTAGGATCTTCTCAGGGAAGATGTTAGACTTGGATTCAGGCATCATTAGATCAAACTGCTCCCTAGCTGACATCACCTTATTGCCAGTACTCCATGAATTATAGAAGTACTTACTTGTATTGTGGTTCAGCTCCATACTTTCAGTATAAGGCTGTAGTGTAGGATTACCGTGTTTAACTTCATCATTGTCGAAGTCCCACTCCTTTGGCCAGTAAGCCTTTTTCTCCATAACAGGAGCACCCTCTTTATCTAGCTTCGGCTTCAGATCACCATACTCGTCTTCAACCATCTTGATCTCATCAATGAAGTGACCTAGATCAATCAAAGGCTGTGAAAGACGTTCTTCCATAAACTGTACATAGTCAGCATTGCCCATCTTAGTTGATGATGGATCTTTATAGCGTAACGGTAGCTGAGGATATAATTCGTCATCTACTACCTTCAACTCAGCATCCCACTTCTCAACGCATCTAAGGGCATGTTCCTTATCAAAACCATGTCCAAAGCGTTCAGCACGAGCGATAATAGTTGATGCACGATGCTCGATATTAAGAGCTTCTTTCCAATTAATACCCATAGTCATCTTATCATCTTGATTCTCTTCGATAAGCTCACGGTAAGTCATTACGTTAATAGATACATCGTCACGTAGTCGCTTAACCATGTCCATGCTGAATACACGCCATTCTTCATGTTCAGGCTTAGGCATTCCAATACGCTCGCCCCAAGCTGCTAGACCATGTGGGCCTTTAACACCTTTGATAGCTGGACGGTCAACATGCTGAGTACGTGACATAACTAGTGTGTCGATGATACGGCGTTCGTCATCTAACTCGAAGTTACCCTTATACCAGTCATAGCCTAAGACATCTAGTACCACCTGAACATCGTACTGAATAAAGTTATGACCAAGTAGCATATCGCAACGGTCGAGATACGTAGGAATCATACCCATAGGTAATACCTTGGTGCCTTTAGATGCAGTACGGCGAATCTTATCACCATAGATCTCAAGCATCTCTTCATCATAAAACTCAACTGCTTCCATCTCGTCTAAACGGTTCTGGAAGTCAATTAGTGAAGTGTACTTAATAGGTTGTCCAGTCTCACGACTCATAGGCCAGCCCAAGTTACTTACGTTAATGAAGCGAGCCATCCAAATACGGTTAGCTTCATCCTGTCCTTTTGGTGTTAGCATTAGGCCATTGGTTTCAAAATCACCTAATGCTCGGAATTTACGTAATGCCATAATAGCGTCCTCTAAGTTAAAAATACCTCGTAAGCATCGAAGCCTACGGCTCTAGGAGCACGTAAACTTACATGCCCCTCTGGAATTGAGTTAGATACTATCATAGGATGTATGGTTCTGGCAAGCATATCTTTTAAATATCCTTCCAAAGCCTCACGTTCCTCTTCTGGCATAGCATGTATCTGCTCTACCGTAGCACCTGCCTCTATCATAGCATTCATTACAACATAATTCCACTCTACAATCATTGCTTTAGTAATTTTCATCTACAACCCCTTTCCGATGATACATAACTTACGACTTGCACGAGTAATACCAGTGTACAACCAGCGCATGTGTTCCTTGAAGTTAGCACCCGGTAAGCGTTCCTCAACCAGCACTACGTTAGGGAATTCACTACCCTGTGACTTGTGTACCGATAGTGCATAACCAAAGTCAAAGTAACAAGTACCCTTCTGTGGTTGTTCAGGCATAGGCCCACCAAATGTCTCATAGGCTACTGTAAGGCTTCCATAGAGGCTAACATCATCATCATTTTCATCAACACCATCAGGTAAGAATCCCATCTTAAAGGACTTAGTACCAGCACCAGTTTCATCAATAGAAGTTACTACTCCTGTCATGCCATTGGTAAGCATCTGGTCACGATTGTTCTTCAGGCATACTACCTTCTCACCTACTTGTGGAATGTCGCCCTCGTAGCCCTTGTGAGCTCTCAGCTGACGATTTATCTTCTGTCGAGTATGGTTAAACCCACACAGTACGATGTCAGCCCAAGCTAGTAGCTTCATGTTATTAGCTTCAGTACGTGGGTATACTTTAAAGTCAGTACCAATCATTCCATTATCGTTTGTACCTTGGCTAGGCTTCTTACCTTGACGGCATAACTGACCAGCAATAATAATCCCGCTACTAGCTTCCTGTCGCATGATCTCATCAAGAGTAATGTTAGGACGTGCCATGATATTAGATCCACGAGCAGCACCTACAGGATCAAGCTGACCCTTATCACCAACATAGATGATAGGAATACCAAATGATTCAAGGTCACGGCGAATCTCAACATCAGCCATACTAGCCTCATCTACAACGATAAGCTTAATACCTGCTAAGTCATCTTTAGACTTCATAGTCTGAACAACATTGTAAGACTCATCTACTCCAAAGTTATAGATAGAGGAATGAATGGTATTAGCATCCATTCCTTTACTACGCATAACTTGAGAAGCCTTACCAGTGTAGGCACAGTACATAATCTGCTTAGGTACAAACCCTAAGTCAGTACTAATTACGTGGCCCAGTAGGAATGTCTTACCTGTACCAGCATAGCCAGCTAAGATAAACGGTTCACGCTGGGAGCCCTTAACCCATTCAATAATCATATCACGAGCTATAGCTTGGTTCTTTGTAAAGTTAATGCTCATTTAAGGGCTCCTTTTAATATTTCAAATACAGCAGCGATACCGCCACCCTTTAGTAATTCATCATTGGCATCTTTGACAGTATCGGAGGTGATGGCTATTAACCTGTCACCCAGTATCTCACGCATAGCGTTAATACAGCGTAAGCCTACTTCATCATTATCTCCCCAAAAGACCACCTTGTCGTGAGACTCAACGAACTCTAGATTGTTAATGATGCTACGGATACTACCACCAGTGGGTAAACTAGTGACACGACACCACTTGCCAGTCATCTCTTTGAGGACATCTAAGCAGGTTAGAGCGTCTGGCTCACCTTCAGTAATAACAAGGTAGCCCTTATTCTCTAACTCCTCTGCTTGGGGCTGTAAGTAAAGCTTAGAGCCCTTGGTTCCTCCTAGGACAAACATAGTCTTGGGTAGTACCCGTACTTTGTATCCACACAGCTCAGATTCAAACTCATCATCCTCACGACTGTAATATTCAAACAATACAGCATCAGTCGTTCCATAGTGTACTGAGCCCCTCATACGAGTTCCGGAGTATCGGAAAGTCTCGTTAGAGATACCACGCCAAGGCTTCATAAACGGAAAGCTTTGAGCGGCCTTTAAGCGGTTCTGAGTGTACTGTGTGGAAGCAGTTTCACAGATAAGGTCAGGATCTAATACACCATCCTCTACCCCATCAATTTTATTTACCTCTTCAGGACTATACCATGAAGAACATGGCCAACAATATCCAGTTAAGGCACCTGAATCGTGCAAGTGTATTTCAACTCCATCTGAAGAGTTACAACCCTTATGCATTGGATCATGACAGGGATTGCCTTGGCTTACCCTCTCACTGTCACCAGAAAAGAGGTCGTTAGTCTTACTAAATGGTTTGCTGATCATAACAATCTCCTACTTAGGCTTACGAAACGTGTGCTTCAAGTATGTCATTGTGACTTCTGTATTCTTCATCCATCCACGATTCACTTGAGTCTGTGTATAGTACAGTGAACCATCCGTTAAGTCAAGTACTGCATACTCAACTAATTCAAAAGCCACTTCGTAGGCAATTGCCATAGCTTCTTGCTCAGCTGTGATACTTGGTACTACCTCAGCCTTGCCATCACAATAGTACGAGAACGCACACTCATGATACTTACCACTCCGAGATGGCTGGTGAACCACATCACAGAAGTTGTTAAGGTCACGGAACTCTCGTGAGTTATCCATAACTCGATTCTTAATAACATTACCGACTAAATACATTCCTAGTCTACCTTCTGATCCAGCTTCGTAGTACAAAGCCTCTGCTAGGCAGTCAGTGTTAGTTTGGATTACGTTAGTAGTCTGGCCAAAGATCTTGTGATCATCGGCCTGTGTTGCTAATGGAGCGCATAGTGCAACATATACTGCTAATAAGATGTAAGCTTTCATGTTGTTGTCCTCTTCGTTAAGTTGCATCTACTATACCGTAGTAGGTTAACCTTGTCAACAGTTGATTTTAAATGTGAGCCCAAGTTTTACGATTAATTATAGATCCTATCACAGATTTAGCTACCCCGTACTTCTCACCTAATTTACGATGGCTAGTACATCCTTCTGCATATTCAGCTCGAATAGCTAGTGCTATCTCTTCAGTTAGTTTAGATCGGCCGTTATACTCACCTCGGCTTGGTTCCTTTAATCCCATATCGTAGGCATGTTGTGTATTACCTGCTATGGTCGTCCACTCTAGATTCCTTAAATGGTTATTAGTTTTACAACCGTCTAAGTGATTCACAATCTTAAATCCACTAGGGTTTGGAATATGAGCCATAGCTACTAGCCTGTGAACAAGGTAGGAAGTTTGCTTACCATCCCTGCATAGGGTAACTGTCAGATACCCGCTACTAATTTTAGAAGGAGCTAATGGCTTACCCCGCTTCCCCATAATTACCCCTGTCTCATCGACCTGATATCCGGGATACCCTAAAATATCTTTGAACATG